CTCCGACCCCTCCCGCCGGCAAACCGAAGCAACCCGCCACGCCGGAATCCGGCTTCGACCGTTTCGCCGAAACCTATCCCGGATCCGTCGGCGCGAAAGGCCGCAAGACCGAAGTCGAAGCCAGAGCCCTGTACGCGGCCATCGCCGGAAACCCCGTCGAACTGACCCGACTCCAGACCGCGCTCCGCCGCTACAAGCACGCCGTCAACGACGGCCAAATCCGCAGCGGCCACATCCCACGACTCAACACATGGCTCCGCGACCAATGGGAAACCTGGGCACCCGAGCCAATCTCGCCGCCGCCAAGCCACAAGCACACCTGGAACTGCGAACACGTCCACCAGCTCATGGATCCACACGAGGACGAATACGACCACACCGGAAGCCTCCGCAACGGCAACCCAAGCGAATGGTGGAAGGCATGCCAGGCATGCGCCGACGAACTCAACAACCAAGAAACCAGCAAGGAGAAGCAATGAGCAACTACCAAAGCAACGAAATCAAGCTCATCAACACAAGCCTGATCGACCCACACCCGGACAATCCACGCAAGAACATCGGCGACGTGACCGACCTCGCGGACAGCATCAGAGCCAACGGCCTCCTCTCGCCCCTCAGCGTCGTGCCCCACGGCCAGCGTTATCGCGTCATCGCCGGCCACCGCAGACTCGCCGCATGCAAACAGGCCGGAACCGGAGCCGTCCCATGCTTCGTGCTCGACCTCGACCCACTGCAGCAGCTCGAAGCCATGGTCACCGAAAACTGCCAGCGAGAACAGCTCACCGCGTTGGAGGAGGCCGACGCCATCCAGGGCATGCTCGACCTCGGAGCCACCACCGCCAGCGTCGCCCACCAGCTCGGCCGAAGCAGCGACTACGTGCGTGACCGCGCCAAGGCCGCCAGCATCGACAACGAGGTCAGAGCGACCCGCGACGATTTCAGCCAGCTCACCATCGGCCAGCTTGTGGCCATAGCGCGATACGACGGCCAGCCGGACAGGCAGAAGAAGCTCGCGCAGGCGGCCGGCACCTCGAACTTCGACTACATCCTCCGCAACATCGAACGCGACGACCGCGACCGGCAATGGATCGAATCGGTCGCCGCGCTCCTCGTGGAGCCCGACAACGGCATCAACCTCATCCCCGACCCCGAAAAGCCGTTCAACGACCCGGAATGGCGCTACCTCGGCTGCATGTTCCCATCCACCGGCACTCCCGAAGAAGCCATCGAGAAGATCCGCGAACATAACCCCGCAGCCGTATCCATCCACACGGTCTCGCAGCAGGTCTACCTCTGGACCCGCCGCGACAAGACCGCCGACGCCGAAAAGGAAGCCCGACGCGCCGCCGAACAAGCCGAACGCGACGCCCGCCGGCACGCGCTCGAGGAATACGCCGCCGCATCAGCAGACAAGCGCATGGCATGGCTCCACGGCCATCTCCACGGCATCAAACGCGCCCAGCTCATCGAAACCACGGCCCGGCTCGGACTCCTGCAGATCATCGACCCGAACCCGCAGGGCTACACGCTGGCGCTGAGCACATGGAACGACGCCGCATGCGGTGGCGAACAATTCACCACCATCAGCGGCATCGAACCGGAACGGGCGCTCGCCGAACTCCGCTACCACCTCGACGAACCCGACTGGGCGGTCTGGGCGGTGCAAATCCTCGCCGCACGCATCGAATGGTTCATCGACCCGACCGACTGGACCACCGTCAACGACACCAGCAGACGCATCCCCGGCTACTACCAGATCCTCCAAGACCTCGGCTACACGCCCACCGACGACGAAACCAGCCACCTCGACCAGCTCATCGCCGCCATCACCGAAGCCGACCAAGACGAGGAGAACAACCAATGACCAGGGAACAACTCGACAAACTCGCCCAACTCCTCACCGACACCGCCCAGACCGCCAGCACAATCGAACTGCGAGCGCTCGCCGGTGGCAAGGCGGATGACGGCATCGTGGCGATGGCGGCCGGGTTGAGGGCCAATTGCACTTCATGTTTGGTGCTGGTTGACGGTCTGATGCAGGAGGGGGTGCGTTGTGAGTGAGTTTGCTGATTCGAAGCGTGCCGCCCTGGAGCGGCAGGGATGGCATTGCCTGCGTTGCGGGACGAACATCCACGACCCGTCACGCTGGCCTGGACGCTCCGGCCATCACCGTCAACTGCGGCGGGCGGCGGATCCGGATGTGAGACACAGTCCGGCCAACATCGTCGAGCTGTGCGGTTCGGGCACGACCGGCTGCCACGGCTGGGTCCATCAGCACGTTAAGGAGGCCGAACGCCTCGGGCTGATAGTCCCGCTCGGCAGGGATCCGCGCACCACCCCGGTGCGCGACTGGCAGGGGATATGGCTCCGCCTCAACCAGGACGGCACCGCGACCCGCCTGACAGCCATGGAGATCGCCACACTCGACATCGACAGGAGGGAAACGGAATGACCCTTGACAAGCCCGACATGCTGCTCTGGATGGACGTGGAGACCACGGGGCTCGACCCGGACCATGACAGGATCCTCGAGGTGGAAATGCGTTGCACCGACATGAGAGGCGTGCGGTTCGTCGGAGGTTTCCGCCGCGTCATCGGACTGGAAGGCCGCAAGGCATCCGTTACGGACGGGAACATCAAGGCGTGGCGCATGCACTGCGCCAACGGACTGCTCGAAGACGCTCTCGACGGCGGATATACGGAAGAGGCGACGGCGAACGCGCTCGAGGAATACGTCGACAGCCTCGCGCAATCGTTCACCCTCCATCCGGCAGGCAGCAACCCGCAGTTCGACCTCGACTTCATCGGCCGACTCTGCCCGAACCTCCCGCTGCACTACCACCGCATCGACATGGCCACCCTCCGCGACAGTCTCGACGCCGCCGGATGGGACGTGAGACCGGAAGAGGAGACGCCTGCAGCCAGCGCCCACCGCACCGGCACATGCCTCGACCGCGACATCCGCCAATACGCGCGCATCATCCGCCACCTCTCCGATCATCCGGTCCGATACGTCGCCACGGAAGCAGCAAGGTGATGGACATCGCAGCAGTGATCCTCCTGTGCGCCGCCATCCTGATCGGCTGGATGGCCAACAGGCCATGAACCGTACCAACTATGAAAGGAACCTCGGAATGAAACAGACCATCAACCGCATCTCCAACCGCGTTGGCGACTGGTTCGCCACGCGGTTCTCCATCGCCGCGCTGCTGCTCGTGCCGCACGCCATCATCCGGCCGATCATCGGCATCGGCCTCCACCACTGGATCCCCATCCAATGGCTCGCCCTGCACGCCATGCTCATCATCCTCACCCTATGCATCGCGCTCGCCGCCTACATCGTCGCGGACCGCACCGCCGTGGAACCGCCGGAAACATACTGAAAGGAGCCATCATGGCAGACCAGGAGACCATTCCGATCGGTCTGGAGACGCAGAACAAGGTGGCCAAGGCCATCTACCTGCGCTGGCATAGCAACGGGGCCCGCCATCCACGCCCATGGAACGAGATGCCCATGGAAGGCAAAGAGCCATGGAGACGCGTTGCCAAGGACGCCATCAGAACGTTCTTCGACTCTCCCGAATTCCAGAACCTGCTCGACGACGTGTACGACGAAGGCTACGACGCGGCCGAAAAGAACGCCCAAGGCGAAAACGAAGGCGAGGAGCCGCGGTGAGCGTCAACGTCCCGCTGCATAAATGGCGGTCGGCCGACCCGGTCATCCTGATCGGCCGCCGCTGCATCGCCCAAACCGACCAGGACGTCGTCATCGACGGCCGGCTCGAACTCATCCGACATCCGGACGGCACCGCCAGCCTCCGCTTCCAGGGCATCGGGAAAGACATCATCGACCACGATCCGAACACATGTTCCAACAGCATGGGCGACGGCATCAGAAGCCTCGCCATCTACGGAAAGGAATGAAACCAATGAGAAACACCATATGCGCCGCCCTCACCGCCATAACCCTCGTACTCTGCGCCGCGCTCGCGGGATGCGGCAATGCGTCCAAGACGTCGACCCCGGCCCACGCCATCGCCGCCACCGGCACCACATGCTCCGAAGAGTCCGGCGACGACATCAAGGAATGCATCGTCACACTGTCCGACACGAGGCAAGTGGACTGCGTCGTCTACTCGGGCTACAAGCAGGGCGGCCTGTCATGCGACTGGAGCCATGTGAGCGGCGCGGACAAGGAACCACGATGAAAATCAGAATCCAGGACGGCGCCATATGCATCGCGCCGGAAGACGACGAGGAACGCCAAGTGACCGAAATCACCATCAACACCCTGATCAGATGTGTGGCGGAACACGACAAGGAAAAGAGACAGCAATGAACAACACGGACGCAGACACCGCCATCAGCGCGCTCGACAAACTCATCGACCAGGAACTCGCGGCAGTGCGCGCCGCATCCCGCGACGGCAACCAGCCGCTCTATGAGAGTTCGTCGATCCGGTATCACGCCTACCTCACCGCCAAGGATGAGATCAGAAAGGCGCTCGCCGATGCCGTGGAGGAAAGGGATGGGTCGAATCCGTTCCTGCCGCAGCGTGACGAATTGGTCACGCAGGACATGCATATCTGTGATTTGTGTGGCAGGCGGTGCTCGAGCCCCGTCTATGCCGTGCATCTTGCCTATATGGATCAGGCGAAGACCGCCTCGGAGGTGTGTGCCGACTGCATGTGGCGGTTGAAGTTCAGTCCGGTCCGGACCATCTCGCTGGATGCCTACCGTCTTTTCGAGCAGTGGTGCCTGTCTCAATCGGAGGCCGACGAATGAAAGACCGGACTCCGCATCTGTGCCGGAACGCTCTCGGCACAGCCATCTGCGCCAGCAATGGCATCGGCCCATTCCAAACCGACCGCCAACGGCGTATAGAGCATTGCGTCATCTGCGGCAGGTGGTGGAAGATTTACGCCGTCTCGCCGTACCTGACCATCTGGGCCGAAGTACCAGCCTGGATGATCTGGCTGTTCTGGCACAGAATCTGGAAGACCGGCCATAAATCATCCCACGGAAAGGAACCGGAACAATGAGCGAGGAAACACTCGACCCGTCACTGCCGCCGATCGACGCGCGCACCGAAGCCGTCGCCGAACGCCTGTTCGGACTCAAATGGGCGCTCCGCAAGGACTCCACCGAAATCATCCACGAGGAATGGCAGACCGCACCCGAATGGATCCGCGACGGATACCTGCGCCAAGCCATCGAAGTGCTCGCCACCGCCGACCAAGCGCAACCCGCGAGCGCCGACGGATCCGATTATGAGGAACGGATGCGCGTCGAATACCGTGATTTGACCGCTCGTGCCGGCAGGCTCAGGGACATGCTGCAGCGGTATGCGGATGGCACGCTTGACTTCGAGCCTGTCTGTCCGATCAGCCTGTTGAGCAGGCAGCTTGACGTCATGGACGCATACGCCAATCTGCTCCGCCGCAGAGCCAAGATCGAACACGTCAACCTTGAAACCACCGAATAAGAAGAGAGGCCCCGCCAAGCCGGCAGAACCTCCAAGAAACCAACCACCATTCTAGCCGGAAGCGGGATCACTCATGAACAAATGCCAACAATGCGGCGAACCAGCACAAACCACCATCTGCAAAACCTGCGCCAAACACATGCGACGACAAATCGCCAGTCTCGCCAAAACCATCCCCGAACTCCGCGCGCTCGCCGAACGCAAGGCGCACATTGGCGAGCGCTGTGGTGGTGTGCGTGGTGGTGAGCCTGGTCTGCCGGTGAGTGTGCATTGGTTGGAGGTGTATGAGGAGGCGGCCCGTTTGATGCTTCGATTGGCTGGTTGCGTGGATTTGAAGTGGATGCTGTTGCCTGTCGAGGGGTGGCGTCCGGCGTATCGGGCGGTGTGCAGGTCGTGGTCGCGTGTGGTGTGTTCTCCGTCCGCGGGCGAGCTGGCCGATCGGCTGGACAGGATGCTCCGTCGTATCGACAGGTTGTGCACGCCCTCGGATGGTCGCGTGACCGTCGTGCAGTGTCCGGATTGTTCGGCGTCGTTGGCGGTGCCGCAGGGTATGCGGGATGGCTGGTGTCCTGCCTGCGGCGAGCGCCTCGATCTGGATATGCTGGTGTCCGGCCGTGTGGATGCTGCGGGCCGGGCCGTCATGACGTGCTCGCCTGCGGAGGCGGCGGACTGGCTGACCGATCGGGCCGGCCTGCGTACCACGCGCAAGCAGGTGTCGAACTGGCTGTCGCGCGGCAGGCTTTCGAAGGCGCGTCGATTGGGGCATGGCGTGTGGGAGTTCAACCAGGCCGAGCTCATCGAGGTGCGTAATCGCGCATAGTTGCGCATCCGGCTGAGTCCATGTATTCTGTAAAAGAACTTGCACCATGCCCGAAGGAGCTGGTGCTTTTCTTTTACCACCCAGCCCCTGTAGCTCAGTTGGCAGAGCAGCGGTCTTTTAAACCATGGGTCCTCGGTCCGAGTCCGAGTGGGGGCACCGCAAAAGGGAGGCGGCATGGACATGCCCATCGTCATTGTCGGCTCATGCGTGGTATTCGCCGCCTGTCTCATCACCCTGTGGCTGATGCCATGAGCAATCCGCGCTACCATAACGGCCACCGCCGGCGGGAGGTGCAGGCATACTATCGCGCACGCCGCGCCGACTGCTACATCTGCGGCAGGCCAATCGACTACAGTCTGCGGCCGCCGGATCCATGGAGCTTCGTCGTGGACGAGACCGTGGCCATCGCCAACGGAGGCCGCGTCTGCCGTGCGAACAGCGGGCCGGCGCACCGCTGGTGCAACGCGGTCAAGGGCACGCACACGATCGAATGGGCGCGCGCCGAAGTGAAACGAAGACTCGCCGGCGGCAAGCCCGCCACCGTATCGAAGCCGCGCGACTTCGAGGCCGCCGACTGGTGAAGCCCACGGGAGTATACCCCCGTCATCGTTTCGGAGGCGACCTCGGATGCAGCGCCTATCTCTCTCCCCGCGAAAAATAATCGTCGCCGGCGACACCATCGACGGCAAAGGAGGCGCCATGCCGGTTCGGACCTGCGCGCAATGCGGCCACGCCATGCCGAAAAACGCCAGCGCCAAACGAAAATACTGCTCGGACAACTGCCGAAAGCTCGCCAGCAAGCACAGACACTCACCACAACACCAAACGTCGCCCACGACGCCGCCAGCCAGCGAACCGTCGCCACAGCAGCCGACCGCACCGGCCACATACCGCGACCTGCTCGAGGTCAGCCGAACCGCGCTCATGCGCAACCTCGAGGACTCGCACTGTCCGGCCACGGCCGTCGCCGGTCTGAGCAAACAGCTCCTCGCCGTCGGCAAGGAACTGCTCGAGATGGACCGGGAGAAGGAACCAGACCCGATACTCGACGACCCGGAGGAGATGGCAGATGGCATCGAAGACGAACCCTTCGACGCCGAAACTATCTGACGCCGCCCGAGTCCTGAACATCCCCGCCGGCATCGCCACCACCGGCTTCGGCCGCGTCCGCCGCGTCGCCGACCGGCTCGGCATCCGGTTCGACCGATGGCAGGAGGGCATCGGCACGCTCATGCTCGCCAAACGCGCCGACGGCACCTACGCCAGCTCGGTCGGCGGCATCGGCATGAGCATCTGCCGACAGACAGGCAAGACCTTCACCGTCGGCACCATCATCGTCATCCTGTGCCTGACCACACCAAACCTCAAGGTCATATGGACCGCGCACCGCACGCGAACCTCGGCCGAGACCTTCAAATCGATGCAGGCGCTCGTCAAACGCCCCGGCCTATCACGACACTGCAAAGCCATCCGCCAGACCAACGGCCAGGAGGAGATCGCCTTCGCCAACGGCAGCCGCATCCTCTTCGGCGCCCGCGAACAAGGCTTCGGCCGAGGCTTCGCCGCAGTCGACGTCATCATCTTCGACGAGGCGCAGATCCTCACCGAAAAAGCCCTCGAGGACATGATCCCGACCGCCAACGCCGCGAAAAACCCGCTCATCATCCACATGGGCACGCCACCCAGACCGGTCGACCCCGGCGAAGTGTTCACCAGCCGCCGCACCGCCGGCCTCGCGCACGACCCGGACAGCACATGGATCGAGTTCGGCGCCGACCGCGACTGCGACACCGCCGACCCCGACGCATGGGCCCAGGCCAACCCGAGCTACCCGCACCGCACGACCGCCAACGCCATGCTCCGCATGCTCAAGAACCTCGGAGAGGACAGCTTCCGCCGCGAGGCCCTCGGCATCTGGGACCAGGACACCGAACACGCGGCCATCGACCCGGAACTCTGGACGCAGGCCGCCACACCGGAACGAGCATCCGGCGGATGGACAGCCATGGCCATCGACATGCCGCCGCACCGCGGATGGATCACCATCGGTGCATGCCAGGCCTACGAGGACGGCACCGCGTACATCGACATCGCTGCCCTCAAGGGCGTCAGGAAACACGGCACCAAATGGCCCGTCGATTTCCTCGCCCGCCGCTGGCCGCACCTCGCCGCCGTCGTCATCGACGCCCAGTCGCCGGCCACGGTGCTCATCCCGCCACTCAAGGCCGCCGGCATCGACGTGACCGTCACCAGCGCGAGCGACATGGGCAAGGCATGCGGGCGTCTCCTCGACATGCTCCAATACCACGAACTGCGTCATAAGCCGGACGTGCGCCCGCTCGACCAGGCCGTGGCCGGCGCGACCGTCCGCAAGATCGGCGTCGAAGGCGCGTTCGGATGGAACAAACTCGGATCCGACGTCGACATCAGCCCGCTCGTCGCCGCCACCCTCGCCCTGCACGGCGCCGTCACCAGCACCCGACGGCCGGGCGACGAACCAGAACAAAGGATGATCGAACTGCCATGACACTCCTCGAACCGCTGCCGGCCACAGTCGCCGGCCTGACGCCCGACGAAGACGACGCCTTCCGCCGCCTCACCGCGAAAATCATCCGCCACCGCACACGCAACCGCATCCGCACCGTCTACTACAACGGCCGCAACGAACTCCACGACCTCGGCTACAGCCTCCCACCGATCGCCAAAGACGTGGAAATCGTCGTCGGATGGCCGGAAAAGGCAATCGAGGGACTCGCCAACCGCGTCGTGCTCGACGGCATCACCACCCAGGACGGCAGCGACCTGAGCAAACAGGTCAGCGACCTGCTCGACGCCAACGACCTCGCCCAGACCGCCGAAAACGCGCACACCGACGCGCTCGTGCACTCCTGCAGCTTCGTCGCCGCGCTCCAAGGCACGCCGGACAGGGGAGAGCCCGCCGCGATCATCCAGGAGTTTCCCGCCGACGTGGCGACAGGCACATGGGACAGCCGCATCCACGGCCTCACCGAAGCCCTGCTCTACGACGTCGACGAGGACGAGACCTACGGCCGGCAGATCCGCGCATGCTACCTCATGCTCCCAGGCAAACTCATCGGATGCGCGATGCGCGACTGGCAGTGGAGCGTGTACGCGCGCACCGCATGGCATGGCCGTCTACCCGTCGAACTGCTCGCATACCGGCCGGACAGCAAAAGGCCGTTCGGCCGATCGCGCATCAGCCGCACCGTCATGAGCCTGACCGACAGCGCCGTGCGCACCTTCCTGCGCAGCGAAGTGCAGGCCGAACTCTACTCGGTCCCACCCAGATACTTCCTCGGCGTCACCGAAGATATGTTCCGCGGCAAGGACGGCAACCTCAAGCCACGATGGCAGATCATGCTCGACCAGGTACTCGCGCTGCCGCGCGACAAGCAGGGCAACCTGCCGCAGGTCGGCACGTTCACCCAGGCGAGCTTCGAGCCGCACGCCGCGCAACTGCGCCAGACCGCCTCGATGTTCGCCGCAGCCACCAGCCTGCCGCCCGACTCGATGGGCGTGCTCACCGACAATCCAAGCTCGGCCGAAGCGATCGACAAGGCCGTCAAGGAACTCTGCCTCAACGCCGAAAGCTGCCAGCGACGCTTCGGCCCAGCATGGGAGCGAATCATCGCCACAGCCGCCCGCATCGCCGGCGACGGCCAGGCCACCGCGGTATCCAGCCAATGGCGCAACCCGGCAACGCCAAGCCGCGCCGCCGCCGCGGACGCGGCCGTGAAGCTCGTCGGGGCCAACATCCTGCCGGCCGACAGCGACGTCACCTACGACATGCTCGACCTCAGCGACCGGCAACGCCAGACCCTCCGGCGCGAGCAACGCGCCAAACGAGCACAGCAGGCGCTCGACCGCATCGACCAGACCATAGTCGCCCAGCAGCAGCAAGGAGCCGACAATGCAAACGGACAGCCAGCTGCCGAAGACGCAGGAAGCCCTGGACAAACGGCTCGACCAACTGCATGACGCCTACCTGCAACGACTCGAACGCCTCAAACTCGAATCGGGATGGAGCTTGGATTCGATATGGGGAGACGAGCACTGGTATCCGGACGACGAAAGCCGATGGGAAGCCGCCTGCAAAGAAGTGGAAAGCTACAACGACAAGGCGGCGCAGGCCGCCGCCGACTACTTCGAGCAGATCCGAAGCGAATGGTCGAACTACCTCGGCAATGACCTGCCGGACTTCGACCGCCAGCCACTCCCGGACGCCGGCCGCGCGGTCTGGAAACTCGCCGGAGGCTCCAACAACACCGACTATCCGGGACTCAGATACGAAGACGTCATCCCCGATGCCAACGGCCAAGTCCACAACAAATACGGCCTGCGTATCGACGACCTCTGGCCGAAACACGCGGACATCGACCAATGGAAGACGTACCTGCGGCACGTCGTCTCCACAAGCAGCCGCATCGGCATGCTCGACCAGATCGGATCAGACCCATCGAAACCGCGATGGGCCAGGGTGCCGGTGGGGGAGACGTGCGAGTTCTGCGTCATGCTCGCATCCCGCGGCTTCGTATACCTGACACGCGAGACCGCCAGCCTCGGCGGCGGCTTCCACAACGGCCGATGCGACTGCAACGTCGTCCCGTCATGGGGAGAGCGGCACATCGCCGGCTATGATCCGGACACGCTCTACAGGCAATACAAGTCATGCGCCGACACCATATCCAACCTCACTACTCAGGACAAGTACAAGGACTACCTCTCAGCCCTCTCCGACAAGGAGAAGGCCAAAGCCCCCGAATACAAGAAATGGAAACGCGACCTCGAACTCGCCGAAATGCGATGGCGCGACCGCACGTGGCTCAACACCGGCACGCCACCTCCAATCACATTCCCCAACGACGAGCTGAAACGCGAGACCGAAATCGCACGACCACAAGAGATCCGCACGGCAAACCGACTCCGAAAACATGGGGTCACGCCAGCATTCCAAATCGACTACGCCATCGTCAAAAACCCTCAAACCGGGGTCGAGGAACGGAGGGGACTCGCGGACTGGGCCGGAGGGGTCGAAATCAAAACACCCGACAGAGCCGGGAAAAGAACGACCATCGAGCACTATCTGGCCAACGCGTCAAAAAAACAAGACTGCACGCGGCTCATCATCGACAACACCGAAAACGCATGCATGTCCGACGAACAACTCATCGAAATCATTAAAACGATCAACCGATTCAAAAGAGGAAGCGTATACATCCTCGACCATTCCGAAAACCTCATCAGAATCAAATGAGCGCCTCGGAAGCTATCGAAAAGACGGCAACGGGGGCGCTCATGTAATTCCATTCTACCATCACACCGGCTGGCTACCGAAGAGGCCGAACGGAGCCGACTGTAAATCGGCCGCGCCACACGCGCCACGCAGGTCCGAATCCTGCGCCAGCCACTCACCGCGGACCCCGCACGCCGCGTCGCTAACCGTGCGCAAAAACCAAAGGAGCACCAATGCACTTCATCCTCCGCCACCGCCGCAACCTCATGCGCCACCTCCTCCTCATCGAAGGCGGAGAACCGCAAGGAGGCGAAGGCGAACCACCCGCAGGCCAGAACACCCACGGCGAAGGCGACAACGCGAAGAACACCACGACCGACAACGCCAAGGAGTTCAGCCACGCGCTCGCCGCCCGCGTCGAAGAGGAAAAAGCGAAACTCGAAGCCAGATACGCCGGATACGACGAATACAAGGCCAAAGCCGCCAAATACGACGCCGGAGAATGCGACAACGCAGCGAAGCTCGAAGCGGCCGACAAGAAGATCGAATCGCTGACGAATGAGATCGCCGCGCGCAAGTCCACCGCCGACCGCGAGGCCCTCATCGGCCAGATCGCCAAGGACACCGGCCTCGACCGCGACGTCATCGACCGGCTCAAAGGCGACGGAGACGAACTCAAAGCAAACGCGAAGGCGCTCAAGGACAGCCTCAAGCCAAACCTCGGACTGCCCACCCCACCGGCCGACAAAACAGCCACCGCAACCACTGGCAGCATGACGCCGCTGCAGCTCCTCTCGCAAGCCTACGCGGCCAAATAACCATCAGAAAGGAACACAACCATGGCACTCAACCTCACCGAGGCCGCGAAGCTCTCCACCGACACCCTCGCCAAGGGCGTCCTCGAGACCTTCACGCAGGTCAGCCCGATCCTCGACCGCATCCCCCTCATGAACATCGCCGGCAACGCCTACGCCTACAACGAGGAAGACACCCTTCCGGGCGTTGCCTTCCGAGGCGTCAACGAGTCCTACACCGAGTCCACCGGCACCTTCAACCAGAAGAGCGAGAAGCTCGTCATCCTCGGCGGCGACGCGGACGTCGACAAGTTCATCCAGCAGACCCGCAGCAACGTCAACGACCAGCGCGCCGAACAGACCACGCTCAAGGTCAAGGCGATCAGCTACAAGTACCAGGAAACCTTCTTCAACGGCGACACGGACGTCGACACCAAGAGCTTCGACGGCCTCAAGAAGCGCCTCACCGGCAAGCAGGTCATCGACGCCGCCACCAACGGCATGCCGATTCTCGGCGACTCCAACGCCGACATCCACAGGTTCTTCGACAAGCTTGACGAACTGCTCGGCGCAGTCCCAGGCATCAACCCCACCAACGGCGCCATCTACGCCTCCGCGGCCATCATCCGCAAGATCGGCAGCGCCATGCGCCACATCTCCTACGACACCACCCTCCAGCAGGACATCGTAGGCAAGCGCGCCATGCAGTGGAACGGCATCCCGCTGCTCGAGGCCGGACAGACCACCGCCGGCACGGAGATCCTCGACAACAACGAGACGCAGGGCACCAATTCCACCACCACCAGCATCTACGCCGTCAAGTTCGGTTCGAGCGAGGGCGACCAAGGCGTCACCGGCCTGACCAACGGCGGCGTGCAGGTCGATGACCTCGGCCAGCTGCAGGAAAAGCCCGCCTACCGCACCCGCATCGAGTTCTACTGCGGACTCGGCGTGTTCTCCGGCAAGGCCGCAGCACGACTGAAGGGGGTCGTCAATGGCTGACAAGAAGCTCGACGTCACCCCGCAGGAACCGGCCGAGGAGATCGGCGGGGACACCCCGGCGCAGCCGGAGGAGCCCGCCACCACTCCGGACCCGCAGCCGGAGGAGCCCGCCCCGTTCCCTCCCGCCGGACACCGCAGCGAACGATTCGACGCGGTCCGGCCGGACGGCACGCATGTGACCGTCACCCGCGACATCGACACCGGCGAGCAGCTCGTCACGGAGGCATGACCATGGCCGGCCCCTTCGCCGCCGCCGACGACCTCGAGGAGATCTGGCGGACGCTCGACGACACGGACAAAACCAAGGCCGAACGCCTCCTCGCCGCGGCGAGCCGCAAGATCCGCCTGCAATGCCCCTCATGGGCGCAGGCGGAGGAGGCCGAGCCGGGCATCTGCAAGGACATCTGCTGCAACATGGTCAAACGCGCCATGATCGCCGAGGAGACGAACCCCGAAGGACTCAGCCAGGGATCACAGACCACCGGCCCCTTCGCCGACAGCTGGTCGTACAGCAACCCAAACGGAGACCTGTACCTCACATCCAGCGAACTCGCCGACCTCTCCGCCGCCGGAAGCGGCCGCATGTTCACCATCGCCATGACAGGAGACGACACATGAGGACGCCATCGACCGAAACCATCGAAGTGTGGCGCGGCCAGCCAACGACCGACACGGAAGGCAATCCAATCCAAGGCAAGCCCGTCCGTGTCGGCGCATTCCAGGCGGTGGTAGCCCCGTCCTCCACCACCGACCAGGTCGAGGAGAACGCCAATCCACTGACCATCAAATACACGATCCACATCCGCGGCAGCCAACCGACAGGCATCCAACCAGCCGACCTGATCAAAGTCAGAGGCGTCCTTCTGCCCGTCAAAGGAAAACCGCAAGTATGGAACAACACCCACGGACGCCACATCGGAGACGTCATCGCCGTCGGAGAACGAAAAGGATAAACCATGGCCAAACGATGCAGATTCGTGTTCAACCGCAAGGCGTTCAGCCAACAGGTCCTCAAAAACGAGACCCTGCGGGACCGCATGCGCGACGCGGCCCACGAGGCCGTCACCGACAGCCGCTGCATGGTTCGCGACCATGATGGCGCGAACCGCAACGGCGTGGCCATCCTCTGCCCCGCACCCGTGGAGAAGGCGCACGGCACATTGGAGGACACGCTCGGAAGGATGCGCGTATGAGCATCCCCGTCACCACACGGCGCACGGAGCCGCTGCTCCTGCCCAGGCTGCGGGAGCTGTTCCCGGACGTGACGTTCGACACGATCGAACGCAACGACCTCGAACCGCCCTTCACCGAAGCCACATTGGCCGACTCCATGCAAGGCATGAGCACCCCAATCTCGCAGTACGTGCGGCTGCGGCTGGGCGTGCGCTGCATGAGAGAGGACCATACGGGCGACTGGGACAAGGCCGCCCGCGTGTGGGCCAGCATCGCAAGGGAGATCATCAGGCTCGGAACCGTCGCGCCGCTCATCGACGCGTCACTCGAATCCGGGCCGGTACGCATGACCGACGAGAACAAGAGACTGGTGTGCGCGTACGGCGTGCTCCTGCTCGAGGTATCCGTCGCCTGAACTGAAAACACAAGAAAAGACAAGCAAAGACGTGCCGCCACACGCAGAACGGAAGCGAGGTGCAGACAGGAATGTCTGACAACAACGAAGAAACCACCGCCGTCGAACAGGCGGCATCCGAAACCAGCGCGCAGGCGGCGCAGGGGGCGGCCGACTACGGGTACGTGTCCAGCGGCAACGACTCCGGAAACGTGCGCCTGATCAAGAACTACGCGCTGTTCCTGTTCCCCAAGGGCGACAGCACGTTCACGGCCCCGACCGGAGTGAACTGGGCGCCGCCGTCCGGCAAGAAACCAATCGGATACAGCACCGAGGACGGGGCCGTACTGCATCCGGAGCCTGGCGACAGCACCGACTACAAGGCGCACAACGGCGACATCGTCCTGTCCGACACGGATCCGGGCTACTGGACGCTCCAGCTCGCCGCGATGGAGGGACGCAAGGACGTGGTGTCCGCCTACTTCGACGTGGACGTGGAATCCGACGGCGGCATCAGCATCAAGGGAGCCGGCCTGAAGAAGGAATGGATCCTCGTATTGGTCGCGCTCGACCAGCAGGACCGCCCCTTCCTCCTGTACGGCACCAACGCGAAGGTGTCCGACCGTGACGACGTGAGCCTGAAGTCCAGCGAGATCATGAACTTCAGCATGACGTTCAAGATGCTCAAGGGAGACAAGGGCGAGCAGTTCCACGCGTGGGGCCTCGTCACCGAAGACGCCGAGTGACCCATTGATTCTTCCCGTGCGGCCGATGGCGGTCGACCGCGCGGGACCATTACCCATAACCGCCGATAACCATGAAACGGAGACGAAATGAGCGACAACACCTACCATGTCGTGGACGTGGACCTGACCGACGCGGAGGAGCTCAAGCCCGACGTGCACCTCGAGGTCGCCGGAGTGAAACTCGACCTGCCGAATCTCAACAACGCGGAACTGCCCATCGAACTCGTGCAGGCCATCCTCCTGATCAAGAGCAGGCCGACGCTCTCCGACGAGGAGACCAGCGCGTGCATGGCCGCGTTCCTCGCGTACTTCCAGGCGATGAAGCCGAACTTCTGGAACGTGCTACGCAAGACGGAACGTCCGATCACCTACCTCATCGCCACGGTGAAGGCGTGGGCCGACGAATCCGGACTGGACCCAAAAGCGTTTACCTCGCCCACCTCTGGAACAACCACCGCGCGGCACTAGCCTACGACTGGATCCGAGCGTACGGGCAGATATACAGGCCCGTACGCTTCCAGGAATGGATTGAGGGAGCCCGCCCGCGAACCGACTGGGGGCTCGCATGGGCATTGACCCGAGAGATCCTCAAGGACCACACAAGCCACTCGTGGATGGCGTTGCAGAACGCCGTCTACGTGCCCGACGGAGCCGAACAGGCCGCATGGCTGACCGCTCCCGAGCAAAAGAAACGCCCATGGTTCGACCACGGGCACGATCCCCTCCGCCAGCCGGCACCGGCGCACAGCCTCACCCGTCGGCAACGCGAGGACAGGGAACGGCTCAAAGCCTACTTCCACATCAACGACGACCTCTGATTCCGACCGCCATCGGAATCCCAACCTACGAATAAGGAAACACGATGGCAGCACAGGACATAGGCGTCGCATACGTCCACGTCGAACCATCCGGCAAAGGATTCGGCAAAAGCATCGAAGGCGACATCGGCGACGCCGTCAGCAAAGCCTCCAGGAAAGGCTCCAACACCCTCATCTCGAAGATCGGCGGAGCATTCGGCAAAATCGGCAAGGTCGGCACCGGCGCGATCGCCACCCTCGCCGGCGGCATCACCGCATTGGCCGCCAAAGGCGGCTTCACCCGCGCCCTCAACATCGAGAACGCGCAGGCCAAGCTCAAAGGCCTCGGCCACGACAGCGCGAGCGTCACCGAGATCATGAACGACGCGCTCGCCTCCGTCAAGGGCACCGCGTTCGGATTGGGTGACGCCGCGACCGTCGCGGCCAGCCTGTCAGCATCCGGCATCAAGGAAGGCGACCAGCTCACCAAGGTCCTCAAGACCGTGGCCGACACCGCGCAGATCAGCGGCAGAAGCCTCACCGACATCGGCATGATCTTCGGTTCCGTCGCCGCCCGAGGCAAACTCCAGGGCGACGACATGCTCCAGCTCATGTCGAGAGGCATCCCAGTCCTCCAAATGCTCGGCAAGCACCTGAACAAGACCAGCGCCGAAGTGTCCGACATGGTCTCGGACGGCAAGATCGACTTCCAAACCTTCGCCGACGCCATGCAGGAAGGCCTCGGCGGGGCCGCGTTAAGCGTGGGCGACACGTTCCAAGGCGCGATGGCAAACGTGAAGGCGGCTTTGAGCCGACTAGGCGAGGCAGCGGCCACGCCGATCATGGAGGACCTCCGAAAAACATTCGTCGCGCTGATCCCCGCGGTAGACGCGTTCACCAACCAGGCCAAACCACTTGTCAGCACGTTCGCCAACGGTCTTGAACCCGCGTTCGGCAAGGTCATCGGACTCATCGGACAACTCTCCTCGGGTCTGCAGAACGGCAGCATTACAATCGGCGACCTCGCCGGAAAGGTGGCGACCCTCGCAGGCGGCTTCGCATTGCTGGGCGGAGCCGGAGGTAATGCGGACAAGATCATCGGACTGCTCGACCAACTCGGTAAAACCGGCGATAAAGGTCTCTCCGATCTCGTCAGTGGTCTCAAGAAAAGCAGCTCCGAGGTCAGCGGGGCGTTCGACGCGGTCAAATCCAAGGTCGACACATTCAAAGCCTATCTGACCCCTGCGCTGCGTGATGCGATGACCATCGACGGCGACCCGTTCGCTAATGCGATCAACCGTGTCAAGACAGGCGGAAGCCAATTCGCATCCGCCACTGACGACATGTTCCAAGCAATCCGAAGAAAACTCACGCCAGGCATGTCAAGCCTCACGTTCCGATGGGAGAACAGCAGCCTGTACGCCGGACTGAACGGCATGCAGAACGGCCTCTCCTCCTTCGGATCCACCCTCAGAGGCAAGGCCGGACAGCTAGGTGGCGCCATCACCAAAGGACTCGCCACCGCGGCAGGGGGAATTAATACGTCCCCGCTCGGCAAGGCCGTCACCGCCATTGGAAGCAAAACGCGCCCACTGTTCAACAAGAGCGTTCGTGAAGCGATGACGCTCGACGGCGACCCGTTCGCCACGGTATTGGCGAAGATCAGCGCGAAGACAAGCACCATCACCGGCAAGCTCTCCAGTCTCGCCGTACCATTCAAAACCGCGTTCGGCAACATCTTCGGCGGACTCGGCGACGCCATCGGCAGACCACTCCAAAACGCCGTCAACAAAGCCGGAACAGGACTGCAAAACGGCCTCAACACCATCGGCGGCCTCGTCACCAGATTCTTCGCACCGGGAAACTTCATCAAATTCCTCGGCATCGGAGCGCTCGCCGCCGCACTCGTGGCCGGCATAGGCATGATAGACAGCCAGATGGGCGGACAACTGTCGCTGGTCATCAACTCCGCGTTCGCATCTCTGCCAGGCATCCTCTCCAAAGCCGAAACGTGGATCCAGTCCAGCCTGCCGCAGTTCGTCTCCTCCGGCACCTACATCATCGAAATGGTGCTCCAAGGCATCACGTCCGCGCTGCCGTCGCTCGTCTCGGTCGGAGCGTCCCTCATCGACACCATCGTGACGGGACTCGCCTCGCACCTGCCGACACTCATGCCAATGGCCGTCACCCTCGTGACCAGCCTCGTGACCAGCCTCATCGCCGCCGCGCCACAGCTCATGAGCGCCGGACTGACACTGCTCGACGGACTCCTGCAGGGCATCGTCGCAAGTCTCCCGACACTCGCCGCCGCCATCCCACAGATCATCACGGCCATCATCATCGCACTCGCCACCGGTCTCCCGCAGCTCATGGGGCAGGGCGTGCAGATGATCCTGAACTTGGTCAACGGCCTCGTGTCCGCGATGCCCCAACTCGTCGCTCAGGTGCCACAGATCATCTCGACACTCATCGACGGATTGTGCAACAACCTGCCGCAGATCCTTTCAACAGGTGTGCAGATGCTCGTCACCCTCGTGACGGGACTCGCGCAGGCGCTTCCGCTGCTCATCGCCTATGTGCCGCAGATCATCGCCAGCATCGTCAATACCATCGCCAGCCATCTGCCACAGATCCTTTCAACAGGCGTGAAACTGCTCGTCACCCTGGCATCGGGTCTCGTGTCAGCAATCCCGCAACTCGTCGGCAAGATCCCGTCGATCATCTCGAGCATCAAGAACGCCTTCACTAGTGTCAACTGGGGAAGTGTCGGCCTGAACATCATCAGAGGCATTGCCAGTGGCATCGCCTCCGCCGCTGGAGATCTCGTTAACGCGGCCGTCAAAGCCGCGAAGAACGCACTTGACTTCGTCAAGAAGGCGCTCGGTATCCACTCGCCGTCGCGCGTGTTCCGCAACGAGGTGGGCGTGATGATCGGCCGGGGCATGGCCCTGGGCATCGACGATTCGGCCGCCGTGGTCAACCGGTCCATGGACTCGCTCGTCTCCTCGATGAGCCTCGACAGCGCGGACTGGTCGAAGACCGGACGGCTGAACGTCACCAACGGCACCGGAACCGATACTGGCGACGGCGATCTGAGGGAGCTCATCACGGCGGTCGAATCGCTGCACAGTGACCTCGGATCGATCATCGCCCGATACACGCCGACGATCGGCGACCGCGACTTCGCAAGGAAGGTGAGAAGTGCAATCGCTTGAATACGTGTGCGCGGCCACAGGTGAGCGCATCGGCTTCGAGGGGCCTCTGTACGGCGAGACGCTCGCCGGACTGCGCGGCCGCGTCTGGGACTACAGCATCGGCGCACGCGGCCTGACCGGCATCACCCGCGGCGCGCGCGAGGAGACCGTCGCCGTGAAGATCCACGACTCGACCGCCACGCTCGACCTGCTGCGCCGCCTCGCCGACGCCGACATGGCCGCCGGCACGCCAGGCACCCTCGTGGCCGACGGCGAATGGGAGACCAGGGCGTGGATCGCGAAGAGCGAACCGCAGTCCATCACGCCCACGATGGTCGAGACGCAGCTGACCATCGTGCTTGCAGACGGCGTGTGGCGGCGCGGGACCACCGAACACCACGACCCGCGAGCCGACAAGGCCGGCGGCGACCTCGACTACCCGTACGACTACCCGCACGACTACGCCGGCATGAGCATCCTCGGCACCGTGACCAACGCGACCGGCATGCCGCAGCCGGTGAAGCTCACGATCTTCGGCCCGTGCGTCAACCCGTACATCATCATCGGCACGAACCGGTACGAGGTCGACGCGACCATACCGGCCGGAAGCCGCCTCGAGATTGACGCGGCCTCCGATAGCAGAACCGTCACGATGATCTCGGACACCGGCCTGCGCACGAACCTCTTCGCCAAGGCAGTGCGAGGCGCCGGGCGAGGATCCGGAACCTACGTCTTCGAACCGCTGCCGCCCGGCACAAGCATCATCAGCTGGGCCGGCGGATTCGAATTCGACCTGACGGCAATCGAGGAGAGGAGCGAACCGCCATGGACCTGATCGTCACCGACGCGGCCGGCACGCCGTCCGGCTCGTACGCCTCATGGACGCTTGACCTGGCATACGGGTCGGGGGAGAACGACTTCGACCTCCGATGCCCGGCACGTCTGCAGCCCGGATGCCGGTGGTGGGTCGACGGGACAGGCTGGGGCGGCATCGTCGACGACGTGCGGACCAGCGTCACCGGCGGCGAAGGCGAGCTGACCTACCACGGGCGCGACTGGCACGGCCTGCTCGCCTCGAAGATCCTCGAACCGGACAAGGGCAGGGACTACCTGACCATGAGCGGCACGATCGGCACGCTCCTGCGCACGGTGATCTCCCGTATCGGACTGCAGGACATCATCACCGTCACGGAAGGCACGTCCAAAACCGCACGCTGGCAGTTCGACCGGTACTGCGACGCGTGGAGCGGCCTGTCCAAGATGCTGCGCGCATCAGGACTGCGGCTGCGCATCACCGCAGCGCAGAACGGCGTGACAGTCGATGCGCCGCCGATCACGGCCGCCGGCGACCTCATCGACTCCGACCTCATCGACTTCGACGCGACCCTCGCCTCGCATCCGATCAACCACCTGATCTGCCTCGGCAAGGGCGAACTCAAGGACAGGATCGTCGTCCACTGGTACGCCGACCATAAAGGCGCGCTCAGTCACACGCAGACCATCAAAGGCGCGGATGAGCGCACAAGCGTGTACGAGCTCAGCAACGCCGACGTCGCCGAACTCGAGACCAAAGGCAAGACAAAGCTCCAGGAGCTGCGAGATACAGGCAGCATCGACGTGGACGTTACCGACGGCATCGACCTCGACGTGGGCGACACCGTGACCGGCCGCGACAACACCACCGGTCTGCAAGTCACCGCCGAAATCACCAAGAAGATCGTCAAGATCTCGGACGGCATCCCGACCGTAACCTACGAGGCGACCACCGCCTCAACGGAAACGACAGGGGAGACCGGAGGCGGCTCAAGCTCAGGCGACGGCCACGCCTACTACGCCGGCAGCGGCCTCACCCTCTCCAACTGGACGTTCAGCGCCGATGTGACCGCCGCCGACCTCGAAACGGTCCGCAAAACCGCCACCGAAGCCAACAAGGCCGCATCCGACGCCGCGGCCGAAATCGGAGGCGCCAGAGACCTCGCCAAACAGGCCGGCGTAAAAGCCGACACGGCCACCACCACGGCGCAGAACGCGTTGGCCGCGGCGCGGGCGCGAGTCTTGGACATCACTGCATCGGCTCCCGTCACAGTGACCCGCACCGACGAGACGGCTTCCATCACCGTCGCACAGGCCACATCATCGGCGGACGGGCTCATGGCCGCCGCAGACAAGAAGAAGCTCGACGGCATCCAGTCCGGCGCGAACAGGTACACGCTGCCAGTGGCATCCACCGCCACCCTCGGCGGCGTCAAACCCGATGGCAAGACCATCACCATCGGCCAGGACGGCACCATCACCGCGCAATCCAGCGCGACAGCGGCATCCTTCCTCGCCGCACACCCAATCGGCTCGCTCTACTGGTGCGTCGCCGGAGACCCCAACGGCCAGGGCGGCACATGGAAGGAAATCCACACCATCATCGGCGGACACGTCTGGCAAAGACTCGCCTGAAAGGAACATCATGGCAAAAACCACGAACATCACCAAATACACATGCGACCGCTGCCACGACAGCGCATACCTCACCGACGGAGATCCGCGCACGTCGAGCGACTGGCACCAGATCAAACACACCACCGCGGACGGAGTGACGCAGGAGGCGCTGGTATGCACCTCATGCCAGCAGGAATTCAAGAAACTCGCCGCCACGCAGGACGCGGCCTACACGGCATGGCTTACCGAGGGAAAGGACTGACATGACCACCACGCTCATCACAGGCAAGGGCGGCACACCGCACATCACCAGCGGCGACATGGGCGCCATGCAAGCCGGGGTCATAGGCAACGGCAGCTACCTGCTGCAGGGGGCTGACGGGAAATTCCCCGCGGTCACCATGCAGGACGCCAACCATGCGCTGATCCCCGTCCTCAACCTCGTGGTCGAAGGACGATACGCGCGAGTCACCGAGGCCGAGACCGCGACCATCGAAAGCGGCGTGAGCGGCCGGAACCGCAACGACCTCGTCTGTCTCAAATACACGCGGAACGGTCAGAACATCGAGACCGCTGCCATCGCCGTGCTCAAAGGCACGCCCAGCACCGGCACGGCTGCCGATCCGACCGTCCCGTCGGGCAGCATCCACTCGGCCTCCGGCACGGTGTGGATCCCGATCGCCCGCATCCCGATCAGCGGGATCACGCCCGGCCGGCCGGTCATGCTCATCAAACAGCTGCCTCCCATGTCGGAGCTGTGGGATTCCGTAGCCCTCACTGCTACCTTTAAGTTTCAGGACACAGGATCGTTTGTTGGCGCCCTATATGGTGGATCCAACACGATTACCGTCAAGGGCAACATGCTGTATGTCGATTTGAGCTCTTTCAAATCAACCGTCGAAGTCTCGAACTATAGGGTCTGGTTATATCAGTCAGGGATACGTCCATCGGCCACAATTGGACTGGGATGTGTTGGATCAAGTCTTGCGGATCCGCACTACAACAAGCAAGCGAATTGGAATCCGGATGGCAGTATTACGTTACTTGGCGGAATTGGCAGGGAGAACATTCTGATGCAGCGTTTTTCCATGCCGATTCCTAGTGGAGTGACGTTCTCCTAGACAAGTGGCACCGTGATACAGCCTTCGACCCATCCCCAGTTTGCGCTTACTGTCATCTTTCCCGAGGAACGCAAGGCGATGGTGTGCTGCGCCACCTGCACTTCGACGCCATGCAATCCGATGCTCGAATTGGATACTGCGGCGCAATGCACCTCGAAAGCCGCCTCCAAACCGGCTGGGAGTGTGAAAAGCGGGGATGTCTCCCATTCTTTCGCCGCATTCCAGTCGCTACCGACTCGGATTGCGTGGAATGCGACGATCAACAGCTTGCCTACCAGCGCGGTACGGTAATTCACGTTCCAATTCTGGTTCGATCTGGTGAGGGTTACGGAAAGCTAGAAATCATGGGATTGGGAAACAAAGCGTGCCGACGCAATCCTGATTGCTGCCAACGTTTCCCATGTTCGCCACTCGGATAGTTCCATCAGCTCTGGCCGTGAGGCTTCGCGCCGTTTGCCCATTTGATACAAGGCAGACAGTCGACAAGTCAACGATGGGACGATACCAGGACGCGAGCTTTACCGGACATTCAACAGCATCCCAACTGCCCGAACCGATTTTCCCACTGAACTTGATCAAAATCATCCTGCCGTTACGCATGATGATCCAATTGGAATCCTGGTACAGGGTTACGGAAAGCTATGCAGTTCGAATCCACATATTCACGTCGCCGAACTGTTTGGTGAAGAACCAGAACTTCTGACCCGCACCGTCGTTCCATCCGTAGATCCTGATGTTCGCGCCGTTTTTGCTTGTTTGCGCGTTCTCGATGTCGAACACGAGTCTGTCTTTGTCTGCGATTGCCCAATCGGTTTTCACCCACGTGCCGGGAAGCCCTACCGACTTCGGCGTCTGACCGCTGACCAGGAATACCGCCGAGCCAACCGGGTGGATCTGGTTTACGGAATGCTATTGCAGTGTCATCCAACAGCCGTGCGCCGTGGAGTAGGCGAATTTCGGGTCGCCAAGCATCTGCACCTTCCCGTCACGCATGACGAGCAAGCTGAAACCGCAGGACGGGAACGCGATGATGCTCTGGTCGGCGAGCGGACGGAACGCTTCAGGGATGGTCTCATCCGCCATCGAGTAGTTCTGCTGTCCACTGCCGTCGAACTTGACGTTGCCGTTGATCGTGACGACGCGGCCGACTCGACATAGAGTGAGTCTGCTGTTCGTATACGGCGGCTTCCATGGCTGGGTTACGGAAAACCATTCAGGCGATGACGTAGCTGAAGCTGATGTCGATAAACGACCATATGACGTCAGCGTCGTTGAATTTGTGGGTCAGCGTGATGTTGCCGCCCGTATCAACGCAGACAATGCCCCACACGCCATTGGTGGTACCGAAGAGGCAGCGCACCGGCACCGCAGGCCTCGAATCATCCTCGACGGTACCGATTACCACGCCTTCTGCGGTTGTGCGGATTGAACCGACCTGCGCGACCCAGATCGTGACTGCCCCAAGGTTCCTGACAGCCAATACATTCATCCCACCGAACGTTTTGGACTTCAGAACATTCCTGTGTTTCGGCTGGGTTACGGAAAACTATTCAGGCGAGAATGTAGGTCATCGTCCCGGAGAACGTGCCGCTGTTCTGCCCCGCGCCACAATTGACATAACGGAAATTGCCATTCGTTTCCAGAATGAAATCACGCTGGCTGCCACCATCACGCCCCGACCACGTGCCATGCGTGACGACCGCAGGCCTCCAACCCTTCGGAATTGTACCGAACTGTCCACTGCCCCACGAGTCAGTGCTCGCGCTTTTCCAGTTGATGCTAATCTGCGCGATCTTGCCAGACTTCACGCCGGTCACGGTGCCATACTGTGATTTAATCAAAGTCTGGGTTACGGAAAGCTATTAAAAGTGGATTTCCACGATTCCGCCTGTGACAGCCACCTCGGGACCAACGAGCAGGTTGACGGTCCCGTCCGGCGCGATCGATACTTGGACTGACCGCTGCAGATATGACGGATGAATGAATGGAATCGCCACTGTCGTCCCAGACGATAGTATGGCTCTGCCATTCAAAGCCTTAATCGCATTCGGATTGGGTATTTTCCCGATTGGATAGATTCCTCCGTTGCCATTGCTTTTCCCAAACGGCAGGGTTACGGAAAGCTACGCGGCTCCGATGATGAGTCTTTCCCATGCCCGCTGCAGACTTCTCAGCACGGACAAATCGGGGCGGAGATAGTAGCGGGCGGTTGTCTTGATGTCGCTGTGACCGAGTTGTCGTGCGACCACTGAGATGTCGGCGCCGGCGGCAATCGCCAGTGTTCCGAAGGTGTGGCGCAGGTTGCGTGGCGGCACGCAGGGGAGTTTCATGCGTTGGCACCATGACGTGTAATGAGCTGCCACCTGGTTGGCGTTCAGATCGCCGACCAGCCTGCCGGTTCTGCCGTGGCGCAATTGCGCGAGCCTTTTGACTGCGAACCGTGGTAGTGCGACCGTCCGTCTGCTCTGGTCGGTTTTCGGGTCGGTGACCGTCTCATGACCGGCGACCCATTGCACTGACCTTTTGACGGTCACGGTTCCCCGGCGTAAATCCAAGTCGGCCCATTCAATGCCGACGGACTCGCATCGGCGCAGTCCCGCGCAGACGGAGACCAATAACCAGGCTTCCAACGCGTGACCGTAGAAGCCTTTGAGCAGCCGTCTTACCTGTCTGGCGTCGAGCATGCGCGGCTCATACCGCCGCAGGTGCGGCAGTCTGATTTCACGACGTGTCACGTCATTGTCGGTGACTCCCTTGCGATAGGCGAGTCGGAGTATCGCCCGCAGAACGGCCCACGCCTTGCGCGCGGCGCCGGCCTGATTGAACGAGCCTAGCCATTCCTCGATATCTGATGCGGTGATCGACTCCATATCGACACCACCCCACTTCGACTGGATATGACAACGGTAGGCCGATTCGTAGCCCACTCTTGTGCATTCACGGAGTTTCGCGCAGGACGGCCACCAGACATCATCCACGAACGTTCCCAACAGCATTCTTCTTACCTTTCACCTTGTGAAAACCCACAGTCGGCATCGTTCCGGCGAAACGTTCCGACCTGTGGGTTTTCCACCCGTTTTTCAAACCACTGTTCTAAAGGAGGACACGGATGACCAAGATCAATTTCGACTTCGGCAAACCCAGTGCCGGCGGCATCGTCGACCAGGTGCCGGCCCCCATCCGAGACGACGTCAAGGCTGCGCTCGGCGTCAAGGAAGAGGAACCGGCCGGGCCCGACGCGAGCACGGGGGAGTGACATGAGCTCGCCGGCATGGCTCACCATCATCGTCAGCATCATCACGGCGTGCGGCGGCGGCATCGTCGGCTGGGCCACCAAACGCATCGACGCGGGCTGGGCCACCAAGTCCGACATCGACCGTCTCGCCGGCGAGATCGCCAAACTCGACGTCCAGCTCGCCAAAGTCTGCTCGAAGCTCGACAACGACAACCGACGCCTCAACAGCATCGAACAGTCGGCCATGAGATCGGAGCTTTTCGCCGTCACCCAGGACCGAACCCAGCACGAACACCAGCTCGAGGTCGGCAAACGATACCTCGCAGCCGGATACAACGGCGCCGGCCATGTGCGCATCACGCAGCTCAAAACCGACTACAGCCGCCGTCTCGCATCCGACAACTGGGATTACTAACAAGAAAGGAAAGGAATGACAACAGCCAACGAAGGAACACCGAAGCACGCCAAGCCACGCCGACGCTACCGCCAGCCGACGGTCGCGCTCCTCATCGCCGCATGCCTCGCCATCGCCCCATGCGCGATGGCCGACACCGGCATCGACACGGCCAGCTATCAAGGTTGCTGGAACGGCGCGCAGGCCAAGTCGTCCGGCGTCAACTTCGCATTCATCAAGCTCAATCAGGGCACGGGGTACGTCAACCCATACGCCACATGCCAGGTCAACGCCGCACGAGCCAACGGCATCCGCGAGGGCGCCTACGACTTCGCCAGTCCGCAGACCAGCAGTCCGGAAGCCGAGGCCGACAAATTCGTGGCCGAGGCGCGGGCGCGCGGCATGGTCGGCCGCGCCATCCCAGTGCTCGACTGGGAGCCTTCCGCTCCCGGCGGATATTGGGGCAAGCAGACATGGTGGGCTTTGCGCTGGGTCAACCGCGTCAAGTCCACATGGGGCGTCAACCCGATGATCTACATGAGCGCGGCCATGATTCCGACCGGCGACTGGTCGGCCGTCGTGGCCACGAACGCCGGACTGTGGGTCGCGGGCTATCCGCGCGGCTATGCCGGTGACAGGCTCCGGAATCCTGGAGCCGTCCCGTACTCCGTCAGCCCGTGGCCGTTCGCTGCCGCGTGGCAGTACTCCAGTTCCGGCGCGGTCGGCGGCATCGGCGGCGCGGTGGACGTCAACTGGTTCTACGGCGACGCCGTGACCTGGGCGAAGTACGCGGGCGCTCCGGCATCCTCCGTCACGTCCAACGCGACCACGCCGCCGAAGAACAACAAGACCAACGGAGCCCCGGTCGCCGACGCGAACACACTCGCCTCGGCCGTGATCCGAGGCGAGTACGGCAACGACCCGCAACGCCGCCAGCTGCTCGGCAGCCGCTACACGGAGGTCATGGCCATCGTCAACCGACGCCTCGCCGGATCCTCGGGCAGCGTGTCCGGAAACAACGGCGGAGCCTACTGCGTCGTCGTTTCCAGCGGCGACACCATGAGCGCGATCGCCAGCCGCACAGGCCGCACGCCGGCCAGCGCGTGGAGCGTGCCAAGCGGCAACATCAACCGCATCTGGCCCGGTCAGCAAGTCTGCTACGGAGGCTCCACGGCCTCCAGCGTCGGCGCGCACGTCGTCGGCACGTCCCACGTGGTCACCACCGGCGAGAGCCTGTGGAGCATCTACGGTACCGGCTGGCAGGCCGCCGCGCAGCGTAACGGCCTGTATGCGCCATACACGATCTACCCCGGCCAGCATCTGCGCTGACCTCGGACACCTTAAGGAGGTGAATCATGGAAGACCCCAAAGACTCCGGCTACCTGCTGCCGGACAAGGCGTACAAGGTGTTGAAATGGCTCGCGCTGATCGCCCTGCCGGCGGTCGCATGGCTGGTCGGCGTGGTCGGCTCCCAGTGGGGATTGCCGCATTGCGGTGAGATTGTGACCACGATCAACGCGGTCGGATTGTTCGTTGGCGCGTTGATCGGCGTGAGCCAGCTCACGGCGGCCAAGCCAGACGATTCCGGCGAAAAATAATCATTGCCACCGATTCGGCGGCGACACTTGACAGAGCTTCGCGTCGAGCTTGACGGCTGTTAAGCCCATACGGAGCTGCCCCTCTCTCAGCTGATGCTGGGGGAGGGGCGTTTTCGTGTTTCCGGCGGGTGTATCATACGGAGAAAGCAAAAAAATAGAGTCTACTTTGAGTGGCACTCAGGTGGTGGAAACACGAAACTCCAAGCGTGGCAACGCATGCAGAAACCTCACCGCTATAAGGACAGTTAAGCTATATTACGCCGCAACATCGAAGCAATACGATCTCGTCAGAGGCCACATAGACTTTCTCACTCTCCCATAAGAGTCGGTACTTTTTAAGGACACAAATCTTAGACCCCGGCGCTCGCGGCATGCGGGCGGCCGAGGTCTTTGTTGTTATTCGTTCTTGTTTTTGCGTGGACGTCCGCCGCCGACGCCTCGGCCGGGGCGGCTGGCGTTCCACCGGTCGATGGTCTCTGGCAGCCAGCCGCGCGTGCGGCCGATCGTGGCGTCTGGTTGGGGTAGTTTGTAGGCGCTGACGGCGGCGGTGCTGATGCCGAGACGTCTGGCCACGTCGGTGACGCTCAGGTATTCGATGGTCATGTCAGTCCTTCCTTCCGGCGCTGAGCGCGAAGACGGCGCTGACGATGGCGCATCCGGCGGTGAGCGCGAACGGCCAGCCGAACCATGCGCTGGCGGCGGTTCCGAGCGCGAACACCGCGCTGACTATCGATTCCGTTCTCATGATGTCCCATGGCATAATCGGAGATATGGGGTTCCGGCCCCTAGGTCTGGCCGGAACCCTTGCTCACTTCCTCTTCTTCGGTTTCCGTCTCATCTCCTTGATGAGTCCGGTCACTGCTTTGATGAGGGCCGCGAGGCTCGCGACGAGAAGCGAGATGCTGGTGATTATCTCCGATGGTGTCATGTTCACCTCCTTTCCTTGATATAAACTATATTAGCGCAATAAATAAAGTAATGCAAGCCGAAATACGAAAAACATAAGAAAAACAGCGGATTGATAGGCTCGACACCATGTAGGGTTGGAAATGGACAGAGATGGAGTCGATTACGGACCTGCCTTCACCGCTCTAGCTGCTTCACGACGTCAAAAATAGCCGATTTTCATATATTTGAGACAGTGTAGAGGTGGTAGCCTGAGTGGTAGACCATCACTCAGGCATATAAAAAGCCAATAAACAGAACGGCTTTCAGAGAATCAGCGATATTTCTGCTGGAAAACTGGAACAAATAGCGCTCGCCGACGCGCGCTCCACAAAAACGTTGGAATCAAGCCGTTTCCAGCGTACATATCATCGATAC